CAGACAGCAACCGAAGGACATTTGCAATGTCCTTGCTATCGAAGCCATAGGCTTCGACTTGCGAAGCAAGCTGCTCAACTACTGCTTCAGCAGTAGGCTGGTTCTTGCTGCCAGCCTTCGGCTTCTGTTCAGCCTTCGGCTGCTCTGGCTTTGTATCAGCCTTCGGCTGGTCTTCGACCTGGTCGGTTGCCTGATCCTTCGGATCAGAAGCAGCAGGCTGCTCATCAGTCGTAGACTGATTGCCATCAGCCTCTGGCTGAACTGGCGGCTTAGGCTCTTCCAGAGCCTTGACGAGCTTCGCTCTGGTTTTGTCAGTCAGCGGAGCTGAATCGATGAAGTCCTGACCCTCTGGGTCAAGTTCGACTACCTCTACGAGGTAGCGCTTCAAGCCACCAACAAGCCCTGTAGGGCTTGTGGCATCACAGCGGAAGAACACTTTCTTGTTCTTCCGGCTTCTGGCTTTCCGATTGACATCCCTTCCTCTATCGAGGAAGCCGTTACGGTGTTCCTCCGGAACAGCACCGATCAAAAGCATCTTCGATGCTTCTGGCATGGCATTGGCTTTGCCAAACCGAAGCACTAGTGCTTCCCAGATGGCAGTTCCTTTCAGGAACACCCCCCAATCGTTCTCACTGAAGTGAGAACGCAGCTTGACCATGAACTCCGACGCATCGAAGATGCGTTCCTGATCATCGACGGGCTGCTTCGCAGCCTTAGTCACTTCGTTACCGAAGTGATCCAGTGCCTCACCGAAGGTGTGGTCGGTTTCGCCGATTTTCCCGAAGGGAAGGTTGAGGATTTGTGCTGATGTCTTCGACATTCGATTCTCCATCGGTTGGTGGACCGGGGTAAGTCCTTCATCTAAACCCCCTCACTTCGTGATGGGGGGTTTAGTGAAGGCCTAAGTTTTCGAGGGGTGGGGTGTTTCAGACCCTCTGGGTCTGGTCATTGGAAGCCTTCCAACCAACAGCCCCTTCTTAGGGGCTGAAGTTTGCTGACAGGATGCTCCATCCCAGCAACCAATCCGCTGCTCAGAATCAGAGATTCTGGTCATCGATGGGTGTCAACTGATCTATGATCAGAGGGATGGCAGCTCGGATGATCGTGATTTCAACGGGTTAAGCGGTCCGTGGTGACGTGATCGCATAATGCGGCGCTCACCATGCGGCTTCGGGCGCGGAAACGCGCAGGCGCGAGGCTGGCCGGGCATGGGCCACCGCCCCTCCCAGCGTTACGTATCATGGATTCCCCCACAGATCGTGGATTTAAGGTGGAAACCACTACGTCTATATATAGTTGGCCCTTCGGACAGGACTCGAACCTGTAACCTACGGTTTAGAAGACCGTTGCTCTATCCAGTTGAGCTACCGAAGGGTTGCATCTAATCGTTTACAATACATTGACACAAGATTCTAGGCGAGTATAACTTACTACATAAGTAAATGAGACAGTTAGACTGTTAATTACCTACTTATGAAAGAAAGCACCTAGATGGGGCATATGCTTATGTAGCATTACCTCATAATGGTCACGCTAAAGACTATCCCCCTTGTAAATTTCTGTAATGACCACCCGTTAACGGCTACACCGTTACTGTAGTGGCTTAATACTATTGACAAATGAAGAAAAATAGAGTATACCTATCCGTACTTGAAGACTTTTATCGTAAAGCCCACAAGGCTGACACTAATTTGAACTATCCGCATTCGGATGTGTTCTATGTCCGTGCAAAGATACGCGAAGACACAGGTGTTGAGTACAGCCTAGATCACGTAGAGCGATCAATGATCGCCGAGGGCTGGAAAGAACCCTAATTGATTAGCTTTAAGGCCGTTCTGGTCGTCTGCAACTTCTTCGATCCAAGCGATTGTGTGGAATTCCGTGACCGTCTTGGTCCGTATACCGAAGAACAAGTCTGCGTAGCACGTATTTATCAAATGAAAGACGACATCCTTGAGATGTGGCCGAACCTACAGGCGCATCTTGGTTATAGGTGCGAAGAGGTCGAAGGCACATGACTGTTGAAAAGGCGGGTGAGAAGTTCTCTGGCTACAACAAACCAAAACGAACCCCCAATCATCCTAAGAAATCTCATGCCGTACTAGCCAAAGAAGGCGACAAGGTACGGCTTATCCGTTTTGGCCAGCAAGGTGTGCGCGGTGCTGGCAAGAATCCAAAGTCTAAGAAAGATAAGGCTCGAAAGAAGTCTTACTACGCAAGGCACAACGCACAGGGCAAACCGACCTCCAAGATGTCGGCAAAATACTGGTCACATAAGGTGAAATGGTAATGGCTAAACCTAAGAGCTTGAACGCAGCGATCTCAGAAAAGGCAATGAACCTGCTCGACACAATGAGTGCCTCTGCAGCGCAGAAAGCCATGAAGTCTGACTTCAATTCATACAAACAGAAGACTGGCAGTTTTCATAAGTTTGATGAGAGGCATGCGATGAACACAGAAACGACAACCAAGAAGCCCAAGACCAAGATGATGGGCGGCGGATACAGCAAGAAACGCCCTGCGATGATGAAGGGCGGCATGGCTAACGGTAAGAAGCACATGTATGCGGCTGGCGGCTCTGTGATGGACAGCCTTACACCTGGCCAGAAGAAGATGGTCATGGCTATGGCCAAGGACAACGGGAAATCCTAATGGCTGCGGGTATTCATTACTTCCGTGATGGCACGCCCTACAAGGGCGAAATCCACAAGCACAAAGACGGGACGATTATGACTGGTAAAAAGATGACCAGTTCGTCTCGTAAGGTGTTTCACTTTAAGGACTTGTCTGATGCCGCAAAAAAGAAAAGCCGCGCCAAAAAAGGCAAAGGCAAAAAGTAGGGTCAATGAAGCTGGTAATTACACCAAGCCGACTATGCGTAAAAACCTCTTCAACAAAATCAAAGCTGGCAGTAAGGGCGGTAAGCCCGGTCAGTGGTCGGCCAGAAAAGCACAGATGCTGGCACAGCAGTACAAGAAAGCCGGGGGCGGCTACAAGGACTGATGGTTCACGTCTTCCTGCTCTACGTTTTCGTGGGTATGGGCGAAAGCAAGAAGCTGGTCAGCGACAACATGTACTTCCGCGATCTGAATGATTGCGTTTGGTACGCGCAGAAACTGCACAAACAAGGTGAACTAATCACCTCGTACTGCCTTCCTCGCTGGGTCAAAGAGGACGATCAATACATTTATTAAGGAGAGACGTGGATGCTTGCCGAGCTTGCAGCCGCAAACGCCGCCTTTTCGGTGATCAAGCAAACCGTTGCACACGGCAAAGAACTGGCCACAGCCGGTAAAGCCATCAACGATTTGGTGTTCGCTAAAGAGGAATTAAGGCGACGTAGCGAGAAGAAGAAAAACAGTCTGTTCAGCAGGTCACAGGACTCTTCCGAATTCGACGAGTTCATGGCCCTCGAACAGATCAATAAGAACGAAGCCGAGCTTCGCTCAATGATGCAGATATATGGACGAGCCGGTCTGTGGAACGACTGGCAGAAGTTTCAAGCTGAAGCACGGAAGTCACGCCAAACACAAGAGAAGCTTAAAGCACGGAAGCGCAAAGAGCTTATGGAAGTACTGATTTGGTCTGTAGTTGGTCTGTTGATTCTATCGGCAGCGGGGGGACTGTTCTACTGGGCGCTATTGAGTAAAGGCGTAATTTAATGGCGAAGAAAAAGTCCCAGAAAAGCCTGACGGCTTGGACAAAACAGAAGTGGAGAACCAAGAGTGGAAAGCCTTCTACACAAGGTTCAAAGGCTACGGGTGAACGCTACCTTCCGGAGAAGGCAATTAAAGCACTGTCTGCGGCGGAGTATGCACGGACTTCGAAGAAGAAGCGCGAGGATACTGCGAAAGGCAAGCAGCACTCTAAGCAGCCTAAGAAGGTCGCTAAGAAAACTCGTTCCTATAGGAAGAAATCCTGATGCTTAATCTATTGATTGGCCCTGTAGCAGAACTGGCTGGTACATGGCTGAAAGGCCGCGTAGAACGCGGCGCGGCGAAGACAGAAGCTGAAGTTGCCAAGAAGAAGGCAGAGGCTGTCGTCTATCAGCGCAAAGCTAACGCCGAAATCGACTGGGACTTGGAAGCGATCAAAGGCGCTTCTACTTCGTGGAAAGACGAATGGCTTACCATTCTGTTCAGTATCCCCATGATCCTAGCCTTCATTCCCGGCATGGAAGGGATTGTAGCGCACGGTTTCGAGCAGCTTTCTCAAGCCCCCGATTGGTATTTTTATAGCCTTGGAATAATCGTAAGCGCGAGCTTCGGGTTTCGCGGCGCAGCTAAGTTCTTCAAGAAATAATGTACTTCATGTGGGACATGCACAGCAGAACAACCCTCGACCAAGCGGAAGTAAATCGTGGCAGAGCTAACAATGGAACGCTTCCTCAAGTGGAAGATACTACCCCGTCTAATGATGATGATGATGACGCTTATGTCGTGGCGCGTAGTGGAATGGTTTATGACCCTGCCCGACCCCACCAACGCCCAAGCTGGTCTAGTTAGCGTTGTAACAGGCGCTATGACAGGTGCGTTTGCTGTATGGCTGGGACACGAAAAGTAGATGGAGTGGTGGGAAGTCTGGCTTGTCGTAATGATCACAACAAATACCGCGGTCAATTGCGCTAGATGGTATTTGGATAGGAAGAACAAGAAATGAAATACAGCCGAGAAGCCTTTGTAGAAGCCCTCGTAGAACACGAAGGATATCGACAGTTTGTTTACAAGGACACGCTGGGCATCGACACAGTGGGCATTGGTAGAAACCTAGAAGATCGGGGGATTACCAAAGAAGAGCTAGATCACCTTGATATCCCAAACATCAAAGCCGTTTACGAACATGGGTTAGAATATGCTGATGCCGTTTATCTCGCATGCAATGACATTGAGATCGTGGAAGAGGAATTACTACGGCATCACGCCTGCATCGAAGACCTCTCTGCCACCCGGCAAATGGTACTTATGGATATGGCATTTAATATGGGTGTGCCGCGGCTACTCAAATTCAAGAAAATGTGGGCGGCTATCCATGCCGGAGAGTTCGAGACAGCCTCAGTCGAGATGTTGGATTCGAGATGGGCAGTGCAAGTGGGAAAAAGATCACAGAAGGCGGCTCTTAGAATGCGAATAGGGGAAGAGAATGCCTAGACAGCTTACAGAAAGACAGCAGTCGTTCTTAGCTTGTTTGTTCGAGGAAGCTGCTGGAGACATGCGGACAGCCATGCGGTTAGCTGGCTACTCAGACAACACCACCATTGCTGAAGTTACGAATTCCCTAAAAGAAGAACTGATGGAGCATACGCAAACCTTCTTAGCTAGGAACGCCCCTCGTGCCGCTATGGCTATGGTAGGCGTTGTAGATGACCCAACTGCACTGGGTAATCGCGACAGGCTAGCAGCAGCAAATCAGATACTGGACCGCACAGGTCTTGTCAAAACAGAGAAGGTAGCAGTGGAAGCGAGTGGCGGGGTAATCCTGCTGCCGCCTAAAAGAGATGCGGAAGACTAAACTACCTCGATACAAGCTGCCGCAGCCAACGGATGTAAAAGGCGATGATGGAGAATATATCGCTGTACCTCGGATCGCTCGAACTATTCCGTATGGTTACAAGCAGAGTGAAGAAGATCCAGACATTCTTGAGCCGGTAGTACTTGAGTTAGCTGCACTAGAAATAGCCAAAGACTACATCAAACAATATTCGTACAGGCAGGTAGCAGATTGGCTGTACTCAAAGACAGGTCGATACATATCACACACTGGATTACGTAAGCGGCTACTGAATGACCGATCTAGAAAAAGCCAAGCAGCAACTCTTAGGAAGTGGGCCGAGTACGCGGAAAAAGCAATCGCCAAAGCGGAAACCCTCGAAAAAGGCCGCATCGGTTCAAAAGAAAAAAGCACCGCCTAGACCTGCAGCACCTGTCGAAGAAGTTCCTGTAGAAGAACAGAACGTAATCTTCGCACCTAACGATGGCCCACAAACCGAGTTTCTAGCAGCCGGTGAACGGGAATGCCTTTATGGCGGGGCTGCTGGCGGCGGAAAAAGCTACGCGATGTTGGTTGATCCACTTCGCTACATGACACACTCGCAGTTCAGTGGGCTGCTTCTTCGTAAGACAACCGAGGAACTGCGAGAACTGATTTGGAAAAGCCAAGAGCTGTATCCAAAAGTTTATCCGGGCATCAAATGGTCCGAAAGAAAAATGCAGTGGACTGCGCCATCTGGAGCGAGGCTGTGGCTGTCTTACCTCGATAGAGACGAAGACGTGCTTCGCTATCAGGGTCTTAGCTTTAGCTGGATAGGCATGGACGAGTTAACGCAATGGCATACGCCATTCGCATGGAACTATCTCCGCTCTCGTCTACGTTCTACTGCCGCTGACCTTCCTGTTTACATGAGGGCCACCACAAACCCAGGAGGCGCTGGGCATGCTTGGGTCAAGAAGATGTTCATTGACCCAGCAGTATTCGGAGAAGCCTTCGATGCTACTGACATCGAGACAGGCGAGACACTCCGATATCCGGTAGGACACTCAAAGGAAGGTCAGTCTTTATTCAAACGGCGTTTCATACCAGCAAGACTGGCAGACAACCCGTACCTATCTGACGCTGGCGACTACGAGGCAAACTTGCTGTCGCTGCCAGAGCAACAAAGAAGACAGTTACTAGAAGGCAGTTGGGATATCGCAGAAGGCGCAGCCTTCACTGAATGGGACAGAAACGTACACGTTGTTGACCCATACGATATTCCAAAGACATGGGTAAAGTTCAGGGCGTGTGATTACGGATATGGAAGTTATTCTGCTGTACTTTGGTTTGCAATTACTCCTGACGAGCAACTGGTCGTGTATCGCGAGTTGTATGTATCAAAGGTACTTGCAGCGGACCTAGCAGACATGGTCCTCGAACTTGAGGAAGACGACGGAAACATAAGGTACGGCGTTCTCGATAGTAGCTGCTGGCATAAGCGCGGAGACACTGGCCCTAGCCTAGCAGAGCAGATGATTAGCCGGGGCTGTCGTTGGCGACCTTCAGATAGAAGCGCCGGTTCACGAGTAGCAGGTAAGAACGAACTGCACCGTAGGCTGAAGGTAGACGACGAAACATTCGAGCCGCAGATCGTATTCTTCAATAGCTGTCGCAACTTGATATCGCAGCTTCCGATTATTCCACTGGATAAGAAGAACCCAGAGGACATTGACACTAAAGCCGAGGATCACCTGTACGACGCCCTACGCTACGGCATCATGACCAGACCTCGCTTCAGTGTATTCGGCGATAACATGCCACCCCCAAACTACCGGCCTATAGATCGCGTGTTTGGCTACTAAGGAAAAAACATGGAAGAAGATGACATCATTCCAGAGACTGACGAAACTGTAGTCCTCGAAGATACACCTGAAGAGGACGAAGGTGATGTTACTGTTCGTGCCATTCTCGAAACAATTCGAGGAAAGTGGACGAAAGCATCGGATGCACGGATCAATGACGAAAAGCGTTGGTTGAGCGCTTATCAGAATTACCGTGGTATGTACTCTGACGACATGTCATTCACAGAAGCTGAAAAGTCTCGTGTGTTTGTGAAGGTGACTAAGACAAAGGTACTGGCTGCATACGGTCAGATCACCGATGTGTTGTTTGCCAATAACTCGTTCCCACTCAGCATCGAGCCTACCGAACTTCCAGAAAAAGTTGCTGAAGCTGTACACTTCGATAGCCAGCAGCAACAACAACAACCCCCCTCTTCTCCATATGGCTTTCCGGGCGACGGACAAGGCCTTCAGCCGGGTGATACACTCAATACCCTTATGGATCGTTTAGGGCCACTCAGCGACCCTCTGAGCGAGATTGAAGGGGTAAAGGAAGGCGCAGGAGCTACTCCATCTTCAGCCACATTCTACCCAGCTATGTTGGCTGCAAAGAAGATGGAGAAGAAGATCAAAGACCAGCTAGAAGAAAGCAGTGCAAGTAAGCATCTTCGTAGCTCTGCCTTCGAGATGGCTTTGTTTGGTACGGGCATTATGAAAGGCCCGTTTGCTGTAGAGAAAGAATATGCGAACTGGAACGACGACGGTGAGTACGATCCGAACTTCAAGCTTGTACCGCAAGTAAGTCACGTTTCGCTTTGGGACTTCTACCCAGATCCAGACGCCACGAATATGGACGATGCTAACTACGTTTTCCAAAGACATCGTCTGAACCGTAGCCAGCTTCGTGAACTAAAAAAGCGTCCGCACTTCCGCCCTGATGCAATCGATATGTGCATCGAGATGGGTGAGAACTTTACCCGCGAATACTGGGAAGACACGCTACGCGACTATCAGCAGTATCAGGATGTAGAGCGTTTCGAAGTTCTGGAATACTGGGGCTGCTTTGATAAGTACTATCTGGAAGACAACGGAATAGAACTGCCCGAAGGATTGCAGGATGCAGACGAGATCCATGCTAATGCATGGGTGTGCAACAACAAACTAATCCGCTTGGTTCTAAATCCATTCAAGCCTATGCGCATTCCTTATATGGCTGTGCCGTATGAGATGAACCCATACAGCTTCTTTGGTGTGGGTTTGGCAGAGAACATGGAAGATACGCAGATGCTGATGAACGGCTTCATGCGTATGGCAGTGGATAACGCTGTTCTGTCGGGCAACCTGCTTATCGAGATTGATGAAACGAACCTAGTTCCGGGTCAGGATATGGCTATCTACCCCGGCAAGGTGTTTCGCCGTCAAGCAGGCGCACCTGGGCAAGCAATCTTTGGGACAAAGTTTCCGAATGTTGCTGGTGAAAATATGCAGTTGTTTGATAAAGCACGACAGCTTGCTGATGAAAGCACAGGCTTCCCTTCCTTTGCACATGGTCAAACCGGCGTTACGGGCGTAGGCCGTACAGCATCGGGCATATCGATGCTGATGAACGCCGCCAGCGGTAGCATCAAGACTGTCATCAAGAACATCGATGATTATCTGCTGCGACCACTGGGCGAAGGTTTGTTCCAGTTTAATATGCAGTTTGACTTCGACCCCGAAACTAACGGTGATCTCGAAGTTAAAGCGCGTGGCACAGAAAGCCTGATGGCTAACGAGGTCCGTAGCCAGCGTCTCATGCAGTTCCTGCAAATCACTAGCAATCAGATGCTAGCTCCGTTTGCAAAGACTTCGTACATCATTCGAGAGATTGCAAAGTCGCTGGAACTCGATCCAGAAAAAGTCACCAACAATATGGAAGAAGCCATGCGTCAGGCACAGCTTCTTGCACAGACGGGTGGCATTCAAGCAATGGCCGAGCAGCAGGCAGCACCGGCTGGGGCAAACCCAGCAGATCCAACAGGTACTGGCGGCGGCACAATCGGAACTGGCGTAGCACCTGCGCCGGGTGAGCCGGGATTCACAGGAAATAATGGACCGCAAAATACTCAACAGCCTGAAGCCGCAGGTCAACAACAACCGCCAATGGCAGGCATTCAATAATTACGTAGATGAACTTGTTGCTCAACATCACAGAACATTAGAGCAGCAAACAAACCCTACAGACATTTACCGCACCCAAGGTGCAATCACCGCGTTGAAGCGTATGAAAATGCTTCGAGAAGAGGTTAATGCTGATGATGGAATATAGAGAAGGTGGACTGAAAGATCAGGGCGGTTCTGTTGACCCTGTTTCAGGCAATGAAGTGCCACCCGGCGCACTGAAAGAAGAAGTGCGAGATGACATCGATGCACGACTTAGCGAGGGCGAGTTTGTATTTCCGGCAGATGTTGTTCGATACATAGGCTTAGAAAAGCTAATGATGATGCGGCAGCAGGCTAAAGTTGGTTTGTCTCGAATGGAAGACATGGGCCAGATGAGCAACGCCGATGAAGCGATAATGGAAGACGACGTACCCGCTGACGTATTTGATATGCCAGACGATATGGATGTCCCCGCTGTTATGATTGCCGAACTAGAGATGGCCGAGGGCGGCGACGTAAAAGGCGAAAAAAGATATAAATCATTCCGCGAGTTGATGGGTACAGATGGCGATAAAGCGGAAATCGTTACTTATGTAAATGATGCAGGTCGTAAGATTATTATAATGCACATCAATGGTGCTCCTGTATCTCAAGTGCCTGAAGGCTTCTACCCAGAAGGTTCTGATCCTACTGATGATCCGGCAGTTCCTGATCCTGCCCCAACTGCTCCGCAGCAGCCGGGAGTGCAGCAGCCGCAAGTACAGCAAGAAGACGATGATCCTGATCCGGACACACCTAGCGCAACTATTGTGACGGGCGGGTTTATATCCAATGGTCGCATTGTGGGCGGAACTACGTGGGGTATTAGCTACGAGTTTGACGGCAGAGTTAATCTAAAGAACTCAGAATACGGCGAGATTCAGCTAACGGCTGAAGAAGCAAAAAGCCTTGATCTCGGCAGTAAAGGAATTGGGGGTTTCTTCTCGGCCCTTACCCCTGACGGAGTTAAGAAAAGCAAAGAAAGAACGGCTTCGTTAAATAGTGGATCAGCCGCAGATCCCGGCTCAGGTAATGCAATACACAAAGCTTTGGTAGAAAGAGCAGGTCTGCAGCAAAAAGGTAAAGAGTTTGTTGAAGGCGGCTCTCCTGAGATGGGCCTTAAAGACAGCATCAAATCTATTTTTGGAGATGGTCCACGCAACGAACTTCAAGATGCTTTAGCTCAAGCGCTAGGCAAAACATCGAACATGTTTACCGAAGCCGATTATGCAATCATAGGATTGGCGCTGCAGGGTGGTGTTCAAACCCACACAACCGGCTTGGGCAATGTTGACACTACTAAGATAGACGCAGTTCAAACGCTTCTAAATCAAATAGAAGGAAGCGGTGTGCAGCGGTTTATGCAGGATGACGATCCGGGTGATGCTGGAGGTGGTGCAGGTGTTACGGGTTCTGGCCTAGATATGACGCCCCCAACAGCACAAGCTCCAGATGGCCCAGATGGTCCGGGATTCAATACACCTATATTCGGAACACAACCACCTCCAACAGGTCCGGGTGGCGATCAACCTTTGCCTACTGTGCCGCAGCCGAATGTCGATCCAAGACCGACTAATCAGTACAACCCCGATCCGGATGACGATACAACGCCGACAGCGCCACCAAGCTACGCTAATCTTTCTGGTATGTCTCTTAGCCGTGCGCCGGGTGCTGATATGGGGGATCTTTATGAATTTGATGACCGAAGACCAGTAAGTGATCCAAGGCCTACCAATCAGTACTCATTCTCGTCATCACCATCGATGTCTACACCAACAAATTTTGAACGGACCAGCACACCTTTTAATGCAGGTGGGCTGGGTACGAAGAAGCGAAAGGGATTGGCTTCAAGAAAATAATCCCACAATTGGCAACCTATCCCCCTGCACTGGCTACGGTAGCCCCAATTACGGAGTAAGACATGGCAGAGATCGCCATTAAAGAAGAAAAGAAAGTAAAGGTACGTCCTATGATGTACCGGAACACCAAGACCGTCGAAGACGAAGAGCGCGAACTGGCAGAGATGGAAGCGCAACTCGCAGGCGAAGAGCAGGCAGAAGCAGAAGCTAAAGAACAGGAAATCGCTGAACATGATGCGAACCTGACTGCTGAAGAAAAAACCTTCAAGAAGCGGTACGGTGATCTTCGCCGTCATTCGCAAAAGCAGAAGGAAGACTTCGAGAAAGAACTAGCTGACATCAAATCACAGCTAGCTCAAGCAGCACAGCAGTCTATTCAACTGCCCAAGACCGAAGCAGAGATTGACGCTTGGTCAAAAGAATACCCTGATGTTGCAGCTATTGTTGAAACCATTGCCACTAAGAAGGCACGGGAACAACAGACACATCTTGAAGAGCGGATGAAACAAATTGATGAGATGCAGAATGCTGCAACTCGCGATAAAGCAGAAGCACAGCTTCTCAACATTCATCCGGATTTTGAACAGATTAGGGATGACGATGCATTCCATGACTGGGCAGAAGAACAGCCCAAGTGGGTGCAGCAAGCACTGTACGAGAACGAAGCTGACGCAAGGTCTGCTGCTCGTGCCATCGATCTTTACAAGGCTGACATGGGTCTTACCAAAGCAGGTAAGAAAAAAGGCAGGCCTTCTAATTCAGATCGTGACGCTGCTATGGATGTATCGGTTCGATCAAACGTACAGATGCCCAAAGACAAAGGTACGATCTTAGAATCAGAGGTCGCTGCCATGTCAGACAAGCAATACGAAAAGATGGCGGATGAAATCAGTCAAGCAATGGAAGAAGGCAGATTCATCTACGACGTCTCAGGTTAATAGTGATTTAAAACTATTGACAAAAACCCATTCGTAGTATATAACTATGGATATTAATGGGGCAGTTTGTCTGCCCCGTTTGCCCCCACTCTTTGTGGCTACGCATTTCCGGAAATCGTTTTAAGAAACCACACTTCATTCAGAACACTCTATGCAGTCAGCCCCTTGGCCAAAGGTAACCTGACAACGCTAAGACCTCTGAACGCACTGGGGATTTCTTGCAGGACAGTGTCAATTCTGGCTCTGCCCTTTCGTGTAACTTTTCTTTGGATTGGAGAAATCTAATGGCTGCAGGTACAAAAATTTCCGCAACCACCTCCGGTCTTTCTGGACAGTTTACCAACGGCAATTTCTCGCCGATCATTTTCAGCAAGAAAGCGCAGGTAGCGTTCCGTAAGACCTCAATTGTCGAAGACATCACTAACAATGATTACTTCGGTGAAATCGCCAACATCGGCGACTCAGTTCGGATCATCAAAGAGCCGGACATCACTGTAAACGCGTACACTCGTGGTACGGACATCTCTCAGCAAGCTCTGACTGATGCCGATTTCACGATGATCATCGACATGGCGAACTACTTCTCGTTCAAGCTTGATGATCTGGAAGATGCCATCACCCATGTAAACTTCATGGAACTGGCAACTGATCGTGCGGCTTACAAAATCCGCGACAGCTACGACGCAGACGTACTCCAGTACCTCTGTGGTTACTCTGCCGTGGGTACTCGTAACACCACTGTTAAAGGCACTAAAGCCGACTCTAACGCGGGTTCAGACGAACTTCTTGCAGCTAACAAGCTGGACATCACCGACTTCGGTGGTTCAGACCTTGGCGTTGCTGGTGAAGTAACTGCTGTTCCGCTCGTAACTGGCGGTGGTACTTCTGGTAAGACAGATCCCCTCGAAGCACTCAACCGCATGAAGCGCGTCATGGATCAGGGCGATGTCCCTGCTGAAGGTCGCTGGATGGTGGTTGACCCAATCTTTGTCGAGAAGCTGATGGACTCCGGTTCTAAGCTGATCAACAACGATTTCGCTGGTGGTCAAGATGCTGGTGACGCAATGCGTAATGGTCGTATGGCCGGTACGCTCCGCGGCTTCCGCATGTACGTTTCAAATAACCTGCCAACAGTTGGTACAGGTCCGGGTACGGTTCTGGCAACTGGTTCGGAGACGAACTTTGGTGTGGTTGTTGCTGGTCATGACGCTTCTGTGGCAACTGCCCAGAAGATCAACAAGACCGAAACATACCGTGACCCAGACTCGTTCTCAGACATCGTTCGCGGCCTACACATGTATGGTGCGAAGATTCTGCGTCCAGAAGCTCTGGTTACGCTTAACTACAACTTGGGCGAGTAATCGTTCTACGGGAGGGGCAGTTCACGCTGCCTCTCCCATTTCTGTAGGTGCGTGATGGCTACATTTCTTGACATGACTAACGAGGTGCTTCGTCGTATTAACGAAGTGCCTATTGCTGAATCTGACTTCAGCACCACGCGCAATATTCAAGGTCTTGCGAAAGACGCTGTAAATAATTCAATTAGACACATTCTTCAGTCTGCGCAGCAGTGGCCTTTTACTGTCACTGTTTATGAACAAGTTCTTGTTGCAGGCACACGGGAGTATAACTTCCCGGCTGATCTTTCAGTGATCGATTATGAAAGCTTTTATACGCAGCCCAGCACGTCACTTAATACCAGTGGTGGTGCGTTGGGTCAGATGGATCACGATCAGTATCAAAGATATTACCGCGCTGCTGATGATCAGAGGCAGTCTGGCGAGTATGCAGAACCGACTCACGTTTATAAGACGCAGCAGAATAAGTTCGGTCTGACGCCCACGCCCGATAAGGCGTACACCGTCGAATATAAATACTGGTCATTCCCCGCTGATCTCAGCAATGCAACTGACACACCCGTTATTCCCGACAGGTTCAAGCATATCATCATCGAGGGTGCGATGGTGTTCTTGATGCGCTTCCGTTCCAACGAACAAGCCGCAGCCATGCACGAGAAGAAGTTTGAAGATGGCATCAATATGATGCGCCGACTTCTTCAGCAGCCCGTATCACAGGTCACTTCGACTGTTGTGAACAAGAACACTAGCTACATCGTCAATGTGTAATGCCAGATCAGCTTCAGACATTCAAAGTATCTTGCAGAGGCGGTCTAGACACTAACCGTGATGTGCTCGCACAAGCAGAGCAAGCACCAGGAAGTGCAGTTCGCCTAATCAATTACGAGCCAGCGCTTGTTGGTGGTTATCAGCGTATCAATGGTTTTACCCACAATTACGGTACGCTTACAGGCACAGGCAATGTTCTTGGCCTAGTTGTAATGGACGGGATAGGAATTGTTGGTGCTAGACGGCCTTCTAGCGGCGGCAACTTTCTATATAAATGGAACGGTTCATCGTGGGACACGATCAATACAGTCGCTAGACCAATTACATCGGCTGTTAAGAAGGTTCGCTTTACCAAATACCGCTGGACTGGGCCTACCCTTGTAGGGTGCGACGGCGAAGACTTCGCATTTAAGTATCATATTAATAGTGGCGGCACGGCTAGTTACGCAGAGATCAGTACATCCCCTGCTCCAGCCAAGCCCAAGTTTGCCGCCGCATTTAAAAATAGACTGTTCTTAGCAGGCAATAGTGGCGAGGAGTCGCTGCTTTATTACTCTGCATCTAACGATGATACAGATTTTACGACAGCCAGCGGTGGTGGGGCTATTAACGTAGGCTTTGAAATCAATGCCATTAAGCCATTTCGTGACGCTCTCTACATTTTCGGTCGGACAAATATCAAGAAACTGACTGGGTCTACGACCAGTAACTTTGTTGTTCAGCCTGTAACCGAAGACATTGGTTGTGTAGCTGGCGATAGTGTTATCGAGATTGCAGGCGATCTTCTCTTTCTTGGACCAGACGGTATTCGCCCCATTGCAGGTACAGACAAGATTGGTGACGTCCAGCTTGAGACAATCTCTAAGCGTATTCAGAACCTAGTCAAAGGCAACATCGAAAACTTTGATCTAGAAAACTTCACTTCAGTAGTGATCAGAGGCAAGTCCCAGTTTCGTTACTTTTTTGATGAAGATTCTGAATCAGGAATTATCGGTGGTCTGAGAGAGCAGCCGCAAGGCGGTATTAGTATGGAGTTCTCAACGCTGTTGGGAGTTCCTGTTACAGCGGCAGATAGCGGGTACATCGGTAAAGTCGAGACGATTGTACACGGCGATGAAAACGGAAAAGTATACGATCATGATTTAGGAAACACCCAAGATGGCACAAATATCGTGTCGGTGTTTCAGACCCCATTTATCGATTTTGGGGATACAGAGTTGCGGAAGAACCTTCACGTAGTCGCGGTTTTTCTGGATACGGTAGCAGCCACAGACATTACGTTCTCCCTGCTCTACGACTACGAAGACACAAACACGTTCAACCCCGCCAACTTTAATATTGTTGATCCGGGTACAGCCGCGACTTTCAACGAAAGTTTGTTCGACAGTACGGCTGAATATGACGGAACGCCCTCACCAGTTATCCGAAAGTACGTTTCAGGTTCAGGTCGATCTGTATCCCTTAGATTTGTGACGACTGAAGATCAGGCTGCACACGCTATTCAAGGGTTCGTGATTACTTTCGGTGTAGGAGATAAGAGGTAATGGCAGGTTACACCAGACAAAGTTCAGCAGATATTACGGCTGGCGCAACCGTCAGGGCAGCGCCTATCAATTCTGAGTTGAACCAAGTCGTAGATGCATTCAGCAATACTACTGGACACAAGCACGATGGATCTACCGCTGAAGGTCCGGTCATCGGTTTGATAGGTGATGCGGGAGAAACTGCACCTAACAATAAGGTTGTTATAGACACAACCAACAACGAGATTGAATTCTACGTTGAGGTAAGCAGCAATCCAGTTGAACAGGTAATCATCAAAGATGGTGTTATCGAACCTACTACAGACGATGACATCGATCTGGGTTCTACCACTAAGCAATTCAAAGACCTTCATCTAGATGGCACTGCTAATATTGATAGTCTGGTTGCAGATACAGCAGACATCAACGGTGGCACAATCGATGGTGTGACTATAGGCGGCTCATCTGCCGGTGCTGTAACAGCCAGCAGCCTTGTAGCAACTACTGCCGACATCAATGCAGGTACGATTGACGGCACAGACATCGGCGGCAGTTCACGCGCTGGTGCAGACTTTACGAATCTTACAGCCAATGGAACAATCAGTTTTAGTGGCGGCACTGTCAGTAATCTTGGCACTGTTACCACTGCTGACATTAATGGTGGGACTATTGATGGCGTAACCATCGGTACGAATTCTGCTGTTACTGATCTGCGCGTCGACAATCTGAAGCTTGACGCAAATACAATCTCCGCAACAAATACAGACGGAAGCATTACAATAACGCCAGCCGGTACAGGCTCGGTGGTAATTGGTGCTGCCGATATCAATGGTGGCGCTATCGATGGGACAGCTATCGGTGCAGCTTCCGCTTCTACTGGTGCATTTACTACGCTGACAACATCCGGTCAGGCCACTCTTACTTCGGCTGACATCAACGGTGGTACAGCCGATAATATGGTTATTGGTGGTTCTACTCGTGCGGCAGGTAGCTTTACTACCCTGAGTGCAAATGCGGGTATTACAGGCGACTTAACAGGTAATGTGACTGGCAATCTGACAGGCAACATTACAGGTGATATTACCGGCGATGTGACAGGTGATCTTACGGGTAATGTTACTGCTTCGTCAGGAACTACCACGCTAAACAACCTGACCGTAAACGGAACTGCCAACTTTACAGCTACCGCTCTGACCAACGTAGTAGATCCAACAAATGCGCAGGACGCAGCAACCAAGAACTACGTGGATACAGAGCTAGCTAGCCTCGTAGATTCAGCACCTGGCGCACTCGATACACTCAACGAACTTGCTGCCGCGATTGGCGACGACGCTAACTTCAGCACTACGATCACCAACAGCATAGCCACCAAACTGCCACTAGCCGGTGGTACGATGACTGGTGCTATTGCGATGGGCAGCAGCAAGATCACAGGTCTTGGAACACCTACTGCTGGCACAGATGCTTCTACCAAGGCATATGCAGACACTATGCTGCCACTTGCTGGTGGCACTATGACCGGCGGCATAGTGATGGGAAGCAACACCATCACTGGTCTTCCTACGCCCAGCGCTTCAAGCGAAGTAGCAACTAAAGGTTACGTTGATACAACCAACGCAAGTAATACGGCGGCGGCTTCATCAGCTACCGCTGCGGCAACTAGCGAAACCAACGCTGCAACAAGCGCTACAAATGCGGCGACTTCTGAAACAAATGCTGCATCAAGCGCCACTTCTGCTGCCGCTGCATACGACCTATTCGATGATCGTTTCCTTGGGGCAAAGAGTTCAGCTCCGACAGTCGATAATGACGGTGATGCTCTCGTAATTGGCAGTCTCTACTTTGATTCGACCACAGACACTATGAAGGTCTACGGATCGGGCGGCTGGGTTGCTGCTGGATCAACAGTCAACGGGACATCCCAACGACAGACATACGCTGTCGGGACAAACGAAGGTACGTACACAGGCTCAACCACCGTATTCCCGATTGCTTACGATGCAGGATTTATTGATGTCTATCACAACGGTATTAAACTCAACCCAGACAGCGACTTCACAGCTACCAATGGTACAAGCGTCACTCTCGCGACCGCCGCAGCAAGTGGCGATATCGTGGACATGGTTGCCTATGGTACATTTCAACTTGCCAGCTTCAGTGTCGGTGACGCTAACAACGTCGATCTAACAGGGCATCTGACAGGTCATGTACTGACCTATAACGGTACAAACTATGTCCCGTCAGATCAGGGACGGACTGTACATCTTGGTGGTGACGGTTCTAGTGACGGTGTGAGCGTCTCTGACGGTGCTATCTCGATGCGGACGGGTACAGGTAGCCCCGCATACATCGATATGTATTGCGAGGTAAGCAACGCCCACAAAGTTACAATCAAAGCCCCTGCCCATGCCGACTACTCTGGTAATGTAAACTTTACTCTGCCCGGATCAAACGGAACAAACGGTCAGTTCTTACAGACTGACGGTTCAGGCAATCTTACTTATGCAACGGTGGCGCAGCCATCTAATGCCACTACAGGTTCTGCTGGCCTGATGTCTGCTGCAGACAAAACAAAGATGGACGGCATCGAGGCTTCTGCCACTGCTGATCAGACAGCAGCCGAAATCAGGACGCTGGTCGAGAGTGCATCGGACAGCAATGTCTTCACTGACGCCGACCACACCAAACTGAACGCTATCGAGGCATCAGCAGATGTGACTGACACTGCAAACGTGACAGCCGCTGGTGCGCTGATGGACAGTGAGGTGACTAACCTTGCGCAAGTCAAAGCGTTTGATTCGTCAGACTATGCTACGGCTGCACAAGGTTCAACAGCCGACAGTGCTATGCAGAACCTTACGGACGATAGCAGTCCGCAGCTTGCTGCCAACCTTGACACTAACGGCAACGCCATACTTTTCGGATCTTCAAAGTGGAGCATCGAACTCGACACTGGCGATAACGACCTGCTGTTTAAATACAACGGCACGACGGTCTTCAAACTGGCATCGAATGGTGCAGTTACTAGCGCAAACAACGTCACAGCTTTCGGGTCACCATAATGGCAATTGCAGCATCAGGCGCAGTAAGTCTTGCCGACTTTCGGACTGAATTTGTAGGTGGCTCATCTGCAATTTCAATCGGCGACCTGTATCGTGGTGGCAGCCACATACGCGCTAAAGCTGGCAACAACACCGCCACCAACCTCGCAGCATCAGTACCAACCAGCGGCGCAATCGACTTCGACGACTTCTACTCGCAAGCCAAAGGCTTTCGTAAGACGTACAGCAGCGGTGCAACCAACCAAGACGCATCGGCTGTCTTTGGCTCGGATTACGGTGTCGACTATCCCAAAGAAATCGTCATCAACAGCGGTGTCGAACTCGGTGCAACCAGTACATCACAAGAAGCACTCCAGATCGACAGTGGTCTATCCGGTGGTCTGACCATTACCAACAACGGCACACTTTCTGGTGCTGGCGGTTCAGCGAATGGCGGCACGGGTGGTGATGCTTTCGAAGCGAATGTGTCCTGCACTTTAATCAACAACGGCACGATTAGAGCCGGTGGTGGCGGGGGAGGTGCTGGCGGCAGCGGTGGCACTGGTGGCACGGGCGGTCAAGGCACTTACTCCACCAGTGGCTGGAGTTCGTGGAGTTCATATCAATACACTGGCGGTGGTGCTAGTGATCGAAGTGTTCAGCAGTACACAAATCGGGCGTGGTACTGGGATGGTTATCTAGCCAACACTTCAACTGGTACTACTTCAATTACTAATGGCGGGAATGAGTATCAGATCGGTACAGTGCAAGCAGTAATACCAGCTTATCCCATCTACCTTTACTCAATTCGTCGCAGAACACCCGTCAGTAATACTTATTACACAAACGGTGGCTCAGGCGGTTCGGGCGGCTCTGGTGGAAATGGCGGTGTAGGCCAAGGATACGGACAATCTGCTGCATCAGGAAGCGGTGGTTCATCTGGCTCTGGCGGTTCTGGTGGTGGCACAAACGCCGGGTCAGGCGGCACTGGCGGCTCTGGAGGAACAGGCGGATCTGGCGGCGGCTATGGTGCGTCCGGTTCAACGGGCAACACAGGCTCTACAGGCAACACAGGCGGTAACGGCAACCACAGTAACGGTTCAGGTGGCTCTGGTGGCTCTGGCGGTTCGGGCGGTGGTTCTGCTGGTAATTATATTCGTGGCTTTTCTAATGTCACTCTTACGCAAAACGGTACTGTGCAGGGAGGCACAGCATAATGGAATATAGTATCCCAGAAATTAATAATGGCTTGGCTAAGGTCGTATTTCCAGATGATACATGGACGTACATCCCTTTGACCGCAGACATGACGGAAGCGGACCTCGATGACATGGTTCATCGTATGACGCCCCCGCACCTTCTTAGTGGAACAGCACCATCTTTCTTATCTGCCGGTGCAACGAGAACGGCTGCAGAGAAACCAGCAGAAGAATATGTCGATCCACGTCCTGAGTATTTGCAGAAGCGGGAAGAAGCCTACGGATCGGTTGCGACACAGATCGAATTTATAACAGAGAACGGACTTGATGCTTGGGTGGCAAAGGTCGCTCAGATTAAGACCGACAATCCCAAGCCGGAGTAAGCCATGACACGCACTCGCAATATGTCAGACCTGTTGGATAGCAGCGGCGACGTTAAGTCGGGTGCGCTTGACAACGTACCTGCTTCAGACAATGCATCGGCTCTTACATCAGGCACACTGCCTGACGGAAGATTTCCGGCTACATTGCCAGCCGCATCAGGCGCAAACCTTACAGCATTGAATGCAACCAACGTAGCGTCCGGAACTCTGGCTGCAGCACGTCTGCCTGCAGAGATTGTCTCTAGCGACAGCACACCGCAGCTTGGTGGCGATCTTGATGTCAACGGCAACAGCGTTGTTTCTGCATCTGATGGAAACATTGCTATCACGCCAAACGGCACAGGCTCTGTTGTAATCGACGGACTGTCACATCCACAAGCAGACGGAAGTGCCGGTCAGTTCATGAAGACAGACGGCAGCGGTCAACTTAGCTTCGCGACAGTAGACCTTACTGCAATCAACATACTTACGGATACAAGCCCTCAGCTAGGTGGGAACTTAGATGTCAATGGAAATAGTATTGTTTCTGCTTCCAATGGTAATATTGCTATCACTCCAAATGGCTCTGGCTCTGTTGTTATTGATGGGTTGAGCCATCCCCAAGCTGATGGTTCTGCGGGCCAGTTCATGAAGACAGACGGCAGCGGTCAACTCAGCTTTGCTACTGTCGATCTCACAGCGATTAACATAGTCACCGATACAACACCGCAACTTGGCGGAACACTCGATACAAATGGTCAGGCAATCCAGTTTGGTTCGAGCAAGTGGACTATCGAGCTTTCAGGAAACAATCTTCTTTTCAAGTACAACGGCACAGCCAAGATCAAGTTCGCGGATGATGGCGAGATCGTGACTGTGGACGACGTAACAGCATTCGGAGCAATCTAAATGCCTATAGGCAGTGGAACAGTAAGGATGTCAGAAATTCGTACAGAGTGGGGACGCTCTGGAACGATTAAGATGTCTGAAATGTACAGGGGTGGTAGCCATGTCCTCGCAAAAGCAGGCAACAATGGTTCTACTAATCTTGCTGCCTCTGTTCCTACCTCTGGTGCTATTCGCTTTGTTGACTTTCGTGATACTGCAAAAGGCTTTCGTAAAACCTATAGCAGTGGCGCAACCAACCAGGATGCGTCATCCGTGTTTGGATCAGACTACGGTGTTAACTACCCAAAAGAGATCGTAGTAAACAGCGGCGTAGAACTGGGTGCAACCAGTACATCACAAGAAGCACTGCAGATAGACAGTGGTTTGGCTGGTGGATTGACGATTACCAACAACGGCACATTGAGTGGCGCTGGCGGTGCTGCTGGTAGCGCAGGCGGCGATGCTTTCCAAGCTGACGTTGCCTGTACTCTCATCAACAATGGTACAATCCGTGCTGGTGGCGGAGGCGGTGGCTCTGGAGGATCGGGTGGCTCTGGCGGCACGGGTGGCCAAGGATCGACCAGCTCTACTTCTTTAGGTAACAGATCATCCCCCGGCACAACGGGGCAGCACCATTACTACCGCAATATTTATTACGGTCACTACCAAATTAGATGGCAAGGCTCTGGTTTGAGAACAGGCACGCAAGGCGGTCAAGCCGTCCCGTGGGATAGTGGTGGTTATCGTTACAATTCTGGCTTTTCGGTTTGGTTAAATGCTGGTGGTGGCGATTACTACTACGATCTTTACAGAGATCAATTCATCACAAATTACACCTATTATAATGGCGGCGCTGGTGGCTCTGGCGGTTCAGGTGGTTCTGGTGGTGTAGGTCAAGGTTATGGCCAATCTGCTACGTCAGGCTCTTCTGGTAGTGGCGGTTCTGGTGGCTCTGGAGGTGGCACGAATGCCGGTTCTGGTGGCACGGGCGGAACTGGCGGAAGTGGTGGTGCTGGAGGTGGCTACGGTGCGTCTGGTTCATCAGGAAATACTGGTTCAACAGGAAACACTGGTGGCAACGGCAACCATACCAATGGTTCTGGCGGCTCTGGCGGCAGCGGTGGGTCTAGTGGTGCAGCAGCAGGAAAATACATCCGCGGTTTAAGCAATGTAACCTTGACCCAAAACGGAACTGTCCAAGGCGGGACTGCTTAATGGAAATGGCATTGATCATAGACACTCTTGTTGGCCTTGTTATTGGCGGCTTGGCATACTTTCTTTCAAGCCAAGCAAAAGAACTTAAGCGAGTAGAAGTTCTTCTTTCACGTACAAGGGAAGACTACGCGACTCGTAATGATTTGCGGGATGATATGTCTCGTTTAGTTGACGCTCTACATAGAGTCGAGGACAAGCTCGACCGCGCACTGAGCAAGGAGTAGATTATGGCTCGAACAGAATTTAGCGGCTTTGATGATGGCGACCTTCGCAAAATCGCCAACAGATTAGGCTTCAGTTCGTCTGCGCCTCTATCTCAATTGGCTAGCTTCTTGTCAGAGAACCCCGCAAAAGCAAGACAGTTTATGAAAGTGCAGAACGCAGCCGTAAAAAAGATGGCTGTTGGCGGAAATGTTACTAGGAAGAAAACAGATACAGATCCTCTAGCGCAGCAGTATGGTCAGGGTTTCAGCGACCCAGACATGGCAGGCATTCAAAACATCTCAGCAGGAAGACTTACATCGGCAGGTGACTTCATCACCGAAGATGCAAGACTGCAAGCAACTGCTATCGATGGAACAGATGAGAGCCAATACATAGGTCCGACAGCCGGACAGGCTGCAGCGACCACCCCTGCTGCCACAGTTACGCAGGGTACGGCTACGACAGCAGCAGCCCCAACAACGATGACTGCCAATACGGTAGATAACGTAGCCCAGAGTGCAGACAATCTTGCTTCAACTCTTTCTCAAAACACTGCAGCGCAAGGCACAGTAGGTGATAATTCACTGTTGACTGCGGCTACACAAACCCCAGCTACAACCGCACTTGCAGGACAGCAAGCCCAACAGATAAATCAAGCACAACAAATCACCGCTCCCACTAGAACGCTTCAGGAAGGCGAGACTTTTTCTGGGGCAGTAGATATGACTGCAGCCAACACAATGGCTGACCAGACAGCTTCTACAGCCGCTACAGCCACGCCTACGCAGCAAGCTACGGTACAGGGTCAACTGTCAAACTTGATGCAGGACTTCGAGGGTGGTCAAACCCCGGCGTGGGCTGCGGGGGCTATGCGCCGTGCAGAGGATACTTTAGCGGCCCGTGGCCTTGGCGCTTCGACTATAGCAGGACAAGCGATCATCCAAGCAGCTATGGAATCAGCTATGCCTATCGCTCAGGCAGATGCTCAAACGATTGCTGGTTTTGAGATCAAGAATCTGTCGAACAGGCAGCAGTCTGCAATGATGGCAGCACAGCAACGTGCGCAGTTCCTGCAGCTAGATTTCAATCAGGACTTTCAAGCGCGTGTGGCTAATGCTGCTAGGATTGCCGATGTCGCCAATAGAAACTTCTCAGCAGAGCAGCAGGTGGCACTGGAGAATGCACGACTAGCGCAGACGGTTGATATCCAGAATATGAATGCAAGGCAGGCCATTACGATGGCACAAGTTGCTCAGATGTCTACGCTGGAACGGCAGAACCTTACAAACCAACAGGCAGCAGCAGTGCAGAATGCACAGGCCTTCCTGCAGACCGACATGACTAATCTGTCGTATGAACAGCAGACGGCGCAGATAAACAGTCAAGCTCGTATTCAGAGCATGTTTAGCGACACTGCAGCAACCAACGCTGCCCGTCAGTTCAACGCCACTAGCTCCAATCAGACTGACCAGTTCTTCGCTAACCTTGATGCATCTGTATCGCAGTTTAACGCCACACAATCTAACTCGATGTCGCAATACAATGCAGGTCAGACCAACGCTATATCGCAGTTCAATACACAGCTAAAAAATCAAAGAGAGCAGTTCAACGCACAGAACCGCCTTGTAGTTGATCAAGCTAACGCACAGTGGCGCAGACAGATTGCTACGGCTGACACAGCAGCGGTGAACTTTGCCAATCAGTTTAATGCTGAAGCACTGCTGGATGCATCTACCACTGCATACAACGACCTATGGCAGTACAACCGTGATCTTCTGGAGTGGGCTTGGACATCGTCAGAGAACGATAAGTCGCGCATGACAGAGATGGCTATCTCAGAGATTAACGCAAAGACCCGGACGGATCTCGCCAAGATGGCGCAGGACCAGTCTAACAGTGAAGCCATCGGCGGTTTCATCTTCGACATTGTCAAGCCGGGCATATCCGACTTCGTCGGCGGATTGTTTGGATAGGGATTAAAGATGTCTAACGATACAGCAAGCAAAGCTTACATTGAGATAATGCGGCTAGTGAACGAGCAAGATGCTCAATCGGGTCGGTTCAAAGCCGATGTTCAGGATCGCATGCTTGGCATGATGCGGCGGCAAGCTAACGCCCCTGAAAAGCCAGCACCATCTCAAGCTATGGGCGCGACACAGGATCAGAAAAGCTACATAGCCAACTATGTGCGCACTATCCAGCAGATGTACGGAGATGCTCAATGAGAAGTCCTGAAAACCCCCTTCTCGATGGCCCTATACCCGGACAATCTTTAACGACTGAACCGGGCAATCGTCCGTGGGAAAATCCACCAAAGATGTCGACGCTCGAAGAAGCCGTAGACTTCTACATGAAGCGTCTGTCTGACCCAGAGATGATGAACAGGATGCTGGACATCCTTGAAGAAACTGAACTGCCTATCACTGCGCTTGTCGAAGTGATGACAATGGGTGGTGTTATGCAGGGTCTTCACAGCGTAGACATCAGCGTCATGATCAGCCCGATCCTTGTAGAGTTTATCAAAGGCGCAGCCGACAAAGCGGGAATTGAATACACGCTTGGCACTGAAACAGAAGGCCAACATAGCCCAGAGTTGCTTCGCTCTGTAATTACAGAGATGCGAGACAAGCCGCCTGTGGAAGCGGTAGATGATCCGTTTTTATCGGATGCAGCCCCTGCCCCAGAACCTGAAGAAGAGCCAGTGGTTGAAAGCCTCATGGCAAGACGGAGTGCATAGATATGGCATTTAGTATAGCAGCAGGACTTGCCGGGTTTTCCAAGCGGGGCATGCAGTTCAATGATGAGCAGCGTCAGCTTACAAACGACAACATCAAGACAGCCGTTAATCTGGTGGCTACGGATGCACTTGAGCAACGCCGAGCTAGAAAAACAGTAAGAACTCAATACGTGGATACAGCAGAAAAGCTGAGTTCATTGGGGCTTAACGGTGCGCAGATAGAAGCTGCCTATGCAAGATATGGCAATGATGCAGGCACAACCATAGGGAGTGAACTGAAAGCACATACAATTGCTTGGCAAGATCAGCAAAGACGTGATGGTAAGCCCACAGAGTGGACTAAGAACGATACAATTGACTGGCTGAATAAAACTATTGCTGTACCAGAAGGTGCAGTCAGCAGACCTATTGACGTGCAAGCAGCGGCTTATGTCGATACTCGCATGCCGCAGACAACTGCTGACTTCGGTGCGCTTGCACAGAGTATTGTTGCTGGCTCTGGTGAAATCACTATGCGTCCGTCAGACAAACGCGCTGATGCTATTCGCAATCAAATGCTGTCGTCTTTCCAAGCAGCTTCTGGTGGTATTGAAGAGACGCAGCCAGGTGCAGTGTTCAACGCCTCTGGTGCGACAGTAAACATGCAACCTAATGCAATCGATGCGCTCGATTTCAGGACGAAATCAGCTACGACAGAGACAGCAGAAAATCAGTCAACGATTACAGGTGCTGAAGCTAAATATGCGGATGTAAAGGGCGGACTTCAGATTGAAGCCCTCACCACACGAAATCTTCTCGACAAAGACAATTTAGCTTTCTTGAAAGAACAGCAACCCCTACTGCTCGAACAGCTTGAAGCGCGGATCGAGGGGCTGAACTTGGACAACGCTCTGGCCGAAGCCACTCAAGCAGATAACATTGAAAAATCATCACTTGCGGTTGCTCTAGATAGATTGCGCGAGGACGCAATGGGTCTAGATATCCAACTCAAAGAACTGAAGCTTGAACAAGACCCACAACTGTTTGAGAAGCAGATGGAGCAGCTTGGCCTTAATATCACCGCTGCTACATACGACAACATGATGAAGAAGGTAGACGCAAGCACTGCAGGCATTCGTGCTAGCCTCGCTCTTCAGCTACAGCGTATCCAAGTCGAACAGGGCAGTCTTCGTACTACACTTCTGGGTGAGCAGATCGAAGGCGAACAGAACAAGAATGCTCTGGCGGGTGTTAATTCAGAAATTCTTGATCAGCGTCTGGCACTGCTTAAAGAGCAGGTCGCTGATGCACGGACGCCAGCCACGTTCCAAGCTGCAATCCTTGAGATTGATGGTGCGTTGCAGGATGTCGATCCATCTGATCCTGAATACGATCAGCTTATAGAATCAAAAGACAACGTCCTTGCTTCACTGGCCATGTACACAGATGCCACCACTAAGGATAGAGCAAGCACTGATCCTAAATTCCCTTCACTGACATCTAATTACAATACCACTTTGAAAGCCAAGCTGAATGCGAAGGGCTTGGACGGAAAGATTAAGTATCTGAAAGATGAAGTGACAGGTGCTGTAACACCTACATGGGAAGGCACTGACGACGCTAGGGTGGCATTCACAACTGTAGTCGAAAGACACAGAGCAACTTACGCCAATGCTATTCGAGGATTTGAGCAAGGTCCGGAGGCTATTGCAGCTCTCGGTCTAACCTTCGACCGGATTCCTGTGAATGACGTGTATGTTGGATCGCCTAGTGGTAGCGGCGGTGCTCAAACTGTCATATCCCCACTTACAAGGTCGCAGCTTGGAACAGTCTACATGATGCCTGATGGTACGCTGGTTCAAGTAATAGAAAAAGACGGTAAGCCCCATCTTGATACAATCGATTAAGGCAGATTCATGGCTATAATTTATACTCAAGAAGACGGGTTTGCCGATGATGATACTAATGCTGCTATACCGACTCGTCGCACTAGACCTACACCAGATGACATTACCGTTGATGGGTTGGCTTCTAATGAAGGCTACCTAAACAACGTCCGTGCCTACATGTCTGACAGGCTTGGCGATAAGGGAAAGCAGCAGGATGATGAAGAAAACGAAGATTACGTAGAACGGTTTTTGACCCACATGCGGTCATTTGAAAACCGCTCCATAGAGCTTACTGGTCAGATCGACTACATGCGCAAGGCAAACGCAGATCAGCGCAAGAAGTTTTTAAACGCATACACCTTGTACAACCAGCTTCCCGGCTTCATGAGTGAAGGTGGCGGTGGCGTGGGCAGCGCTATTGCTGACTATGCGTATTACAATATAGCTGATCCTGTTAATATCGCCGGTCTTGGTGTTGGCAGTATTGCTGCCAAGCAACTGGCAAAGCAGGGTGTAAAAGGACTGATGCTGGGTATGGCCAGATACGGTGCTGTTCCGTTTTTGACGGACGGCACTATTGGTGCTGGCATGGACTTAGGTCTGCAAAAGGTAGAGAAAGAAACAGGCATTCGCGACGAATACGATTTTGGTCGTACCGGCATAGCATTTGGTGCTTCTGGAGCAGGCAGTGCAGCGGCGCAGGGCATTGGGCTTGGTTTATCAAAGGGGGTAAACTCGGTCTTTGGTAGAGACTTAGCGGATGAAGGAACAGAAGCCCTGCTCGATGCTAATGCGGATCGCGCACTAGCTCGTAACGATGGCAACAGAACACCTGAACAAGTAGCCATTGATTCACTCGATCCAGATCCAGTCCGTACAGCGCGTGTAAAAGCATCTCCGAATACGCCAGACGCACCCTTTGATGCGCCTCGTGGCAGGGCTATTTTGGATAGGATGGCCGGTGAATCGGGTGACATGATAAGCCCAGAACTAAGACTGGATATCAACAGATATGTTTATGATTTCCTCAATGAAATGCTTGAGGACTTGCCAAACAAAGAACTCGCTCTTCAGCTACGAACCCCCTCTGGTGAGCGAGTAGCCGATGAGCAGATTTCAGATACAGTATTCCGTGTATTGCAAAACGAGGATCTTGTAGGTCGGTTGGACGAAGACGCTCTGAGTGGTGCTCTAGCAAGAAACGGCGTATCTGCTGAAGAGTTTGCACAGATATACCGTGTAACTGTAGGCGATGCTGCTCGACAGATGAACGCCGCTAGCCAGTTTGCAAAGAAACTCGCCAGAGCCGGTGTTCTTGATAGGACACGTACAGATGCACTTACAGCTTACCTGACCGATAAGAAACCTGTCGGCATAATTCAAAGGGGCGTTCAAGCCTTCGCCAATCCCACCGGAACAGCAATGACGCTGGATAGAAACCGGCGAGGTCTTCTGGTTTCACAGATTCCTACACTAATCCGAAATGTTGGAACTACTGGCATTAGAGGAACTATGGATGCGGCTGCAGACATTATCGATGCAGCAGGTTTTTACGCTATTCGTAAAGCGCAGAAGGCACTAGGTCAGGACGTACCTGATTATAGTCTTGGTTCTGCCTTGTCAGATGCATTTGGCATGGTGCGCAATCTCAACGATCAGGGCTTTAGTAAAGATGTTGTAGCAGCAACGCTCGGCAGCAACCCAAAGCTACTACAACAGATATCTAGAAGCCTGACAGATATCGGAGATGGTGAACTAGCTGCCCCTGTGCGACTGTTGAATTACTTCAACATGACACACGACGGCCTTGTTAGACGAGCCATATATACGTCTGCTCTTGAAAAGCAGCTTAGACGGCAGACCGGCCTGAGCATTGCAGAGACAATAGCTAAAAAGGGCAAAGTTCCGCTGGAGTTCCAGCAGAAGGCAGTTAGAGAAGCATTAGAGTTTACGTTTGCTGACATGCCTACTGGCCCTTGGCAAAGTCGCTTTGTTCAATTGGTAGAGCGAATGCCGTTCATTGGCACGAGTGTCTTTACCTTCCCTCGATTTACTGTATCTGCCCTAAACTTTACAGCTAACTATGTTCTTGGTGGCAAGGCAGGCAAAGGCGTTTACAAACTTGCTAGAGGCGCTGCCACTGGCAATGAAAAGTTTTTGAATGAAGGCATGACCGATGTGTCCAAAGGCATAATCGGAACATACATGCTGTTTGAATCGGTAGCACATCGGGCTGCAAACCAAGATGTGAAGTGGTTCGAGTACAGAGACGAAGAAGGTAAGATAGGCGATCTACGGCCCTTCTTCCCCTTAGCCCCCTACCTTCTGGTTGCAGACATACTCGTTAAATACCCCAGACTACTGGGAGTAGATGTCCCCGATGTACCCGTAGAAAAAAGTCTGCTCAGGTCTGCTAGAAGAGGTCTTGGCAACCTTACCAACAATACCATTGGAGACTCCGATTTCCGTGAAGACGTGGGTGAAATGGGTACAGGCAAGAGTCTGCCTACCCGTGACATTGTTGAAGGCTTATTAGGAACTAGGCTGGCGGGAACGCAGCTTTACATCATTGATGGCTTGTTCAAGGCAGCACAAACAGAAGGTGAACTTGGCGGAACAGCCAGCAAAGACTCAATTGGAAATCAAAAGTTGGCTGAATTAGCAGGCAACTTCTTTGGTGAATTGTTTGGTGGGCCACTTAACGTCAACTTTGTAACCGGATTAGTACGAGATATTGTTCGCACTTTTGATAGCGAAGAAGCCATTGTGCGCGACATGAGAGGACAGCGTGGAAACACTACAGGCGGTCGTTTTGCCGACTCCTTCGTGACAGCGGCTACACGCGGCATTCCTTACATGAATCAAGATAGACCGCCTTTGGAGAGCGCAACAAGACCCGGCAACCTTACGTATCAAAGTCCTCTAGTTACTACCTTTACAGGTATTAGAAAGACAGAAGCTCGTACTGGCTTAGAAGACGAAATTGTAAGACTTGGTATTACCTACAACGAAATCAATCCATCTACAGGTGACGCAGAAGCAAACCGGCTGCTGACTAAAGAACTCGGAATAGTAGCGCCTGACTTAGTGAATATATCTAGTGGTTCGTATCAGAACATGACTGATGCTGAAAAGAAAAATTACATAATCGACACGTATGCCACAGCCCGAAGTATTGCTCGTGAAATAGCAATCGGAAAAAGCTCTATGGATACGGAAACTGTCACCGACGAAACAGGTAAGGAAAGACAGTTTTCTGTATTTGACAGGCAGCAATGGGGCGCAACCCCTCAAAGAATTAGAACTGTAGTCAACCAATATTACATAAAAAATTTCGGGGCTACCGTTGAACAGCTAGGTGCATACCGTGCTGGCAATGCGTATGCCAAAGCCGAAAGAGGCAAGTTTAAGTAATGGCCGCAAAAGATATGTACATAGATCAAATCATGAATGAAGCACTGGGCAAGCAAAAGCCTAGTCTTGATGTCGATGCATTGATGGATGAGCAAGAGCAGGTTGATAGCATGGTCAGCCAGTACGACACTGGCTACAGACCATCTAGCAACGAGCAGTTTGCTGCCGGTGCAAAGCAGTTCGCACTGGATAGCGCAGACCTTGCTGTCGCTATGCTGGGTGGATCTGGCATAGCTGAAGCAGTTGGTGCAGGCGTAGAGAACCCTGTAAGCGCACTGACGACAGGCGAAGAAGTAAAGCCCATACCGTCCCTTGCTGAAGACGTAAAAGAAGGCAGGACACTCGATACTACACTGAAGACCGTAGGTGTTGCTGGTGATGCTCTGCAGCTTGGTGGTGCATACCTAGCTGCTACAGGCGCAGGAGCTATTCCAGGTGGCATCATGTTCGGTGCTGGAACAGGCCTGAAGTTCGGTTCAAAAGCCGTGTCTAAGTACGGTGATCAGATACAGGATGGACTGCGTAAACTGTTCGACCTTGATCCAGAGGCGGCTGAGAGGGCTGCAGAGCGTGTAGATAAGTTTGCAGACGACGATAAGCCTGTCGGTGCAGCTATCAGCATGATCAGTGCTGAGACTAAGAAGACACGCAAAGCAACAGCCGCACCTTCTTTGGTTACGCAACCTAATCGCGTCAAGATAGATGTAGAACCCGACGAAGCAGGTCTGTACAGCCGCCTAGATGCGTCTCTCGAAAATGCTCCGGAAAAAGCTAATAGTAGACAGTGGCTGAAGTTTTTCCGTGATCAGGGCATTCGTACTGACGAGTTATCGCTACGCCTTCCTGAGATAAACGATGACGTAAGCAACACTTTCTCGCTTGAAGAAATACAGACGATGCTTCGAGAGCGTCCTATTACGATCCGGGACAGAGAGCTTTCTTACAATCCGAATTCGGCTGTGCAGCCTTTTTATGACGTAGACGGTACAGGCGACCTTACCCTGCGTCCGGGAACAGGAAGTAACTTTGCAGCAGCTAGGCTGGGTGATGTGGCAGGAACACCTCAGTACGGTGGTTTTTCACTTGTCATACCGGATAAAAAAGGAAGGGTGACAACAGGAGAAATTGCAAGAGGTGATGCTGAAACTTTCAATTACCGTGAATTCCCCGTTCAAGTCACGAGCAATGTAAGACGTGGTGTAAGCCAAGAACTTACCGAAGACCAAGCTAGGTTAATCGATGAAACAGAGCTTGCGATGGCTGATGCCGGAGTACCTCTGGGGGAACTTGATGAAGACATCATGAATGTAGTGCGAATGAAGCACACGGAATTGGTTGACAAAGGGCTGGGCTTTGAGGACGCAGATGAATTTTACGAGAAGTGGGCCGAACACCATTTCTACGATTACATCGTTGAGTACGCACAGGGCGATGCCATGCTTTTCATGGAAATGACAACGTCAGCCCCGCAGATTGCCGGAATCATAGCTGACATTGAGCTTCAAGGTGGTGGGGATATCTTCGCACGTAAATTCAGGGATGCTGTTGAAGAACTGGGAGTGCTGCCCACTCAATCAGCAAATATGCTGAAGACGCTTACGTCCTCTGTGCCTTTGCATAGAAACGCTATGGGCGAAATGGAAGCGGCTATCCGCAGCAGGGCAGTAGCTAAAGGTCAGAATGATCAAAGTATCATTAACCAGCTAGATCGTAGTGAACCGTCTGAAGTCTACGACAGATATCTCGAAGCGCTGCAGGGAGACATTTCTAATTTCGATTACGTAGCTCGACATTTTGAGGGCGTGGATACAGGCAGCAATTTTGCTGAGAATACGGTTGCCCACTATCGCACTACTGACAGGGTCAAAGGTGATAAGAAGTATCTGCTAGTTGAAGAAGTACAGTCAGACGCCTTCGGTTCGGACAAAGCAGACATGCCTATGGACTTGCCCGGAAGGGATAATAACTATCAACGCATGGTTCTAGCTCTGGCTACTAGAAGGGCTGTCATGGAAGGCTATGATGGGATTGCGTTTGCCAACGCAGATCAAGTCCGCAACGTCAATGGCAGAGCGGTGTTTACGCAATATGAGAATATTGACGTGACTACGCGGACAGGGGAGAAGGCGACATCATTTATAGAGAATTCCACACAAGATGATTTTTTCCGTAGCAACATAAATCCCAACGAATTTACACAAGCGGACTACGACACTGCTGATTTAAAGATCGGACCAAATGCGGATACAAGAGATCGCCTTATTGAAGTCCAGAGGGCTTTCGTCAGAAGAACGCTAGCGCAGGGTGATGTCAAAGTTGTAAAGCTACGCAAAACAGGTAGTGGAGAATCACCTCACTATGCTCTGTTCGATAGAGACGGTCTATTTATTGGATCAAGTGATCGCAATATCTTTGAAACAGCTAATGAAATTCAGCAGGGTAATGATGGCGCTAGAAGAGCGAGTACAACGCAGGTTTTTGGTGGCGCTGTAGGCGGCGAAATTATGGCCAACAAACGTCTGAAGATGGATGCTTCATTTGACTTCGGCGCTATCAATGATGGGTACACAGATGTGTATGATCGTGCCATGCCGAAACGGGTAGATGAATTCTTGAGAGCGTTGGGCGATCCCGTCAAGAAGGCTACAATCGAGCTTGATGACGCAGATGGTAAGAACATGGCTATAGAGTTCACAGACGAGTTCAAAGATCTTGTAGAGGGCAAAGGTGTACCTATGATGCGCAAAGGTGGACTTGCACAAAAGAAAGCCCCCCGGCAGTAAGGAGAAGAACCTGCCGAGGGGCTAAGAAGCCAGCAGTAGTCGAGGACACCCTACCGCTTGTCACCGCTTCCGTGCAGAACACCCCGCTGCTGGCGATCTGCTAATTTAGAAAGATTGGAATCTGCAATCTGGGCGAGGTCAAACCCCAGATCATTCGCTAGCACTGCACAATACCAGAGGCAGTCACCAATCTCCGCAGCGATATCACGTTTCATTTGGTCAGAGGTGTTACGATCTCTGACTATTTTTTTGACCTTATCAGCGACTTCACCAGCCTCGCCTGCTAACCCCAGAGCGGGGTAAATTATTGCGTATTCCTTCGGGAATATGGCTGTCTTCAGTGCCTTCTGTTGGTACTCGTTGATATCCATCTTGATCTTTGCCCTCGATCTCTGTGCATAAAAGTCCGCGACATGCTCCTCTAGCGTGTCTAAAACCTTGCTTTGATTATCGTTGTTCATGACGTAAATCCATTAGTCAAAAGTATAAATTAACTAGCTTGCATAATCAAGTCGGGGAATACTTTATTAAAGGGTATTAATTCATGTTGTTCAGCAGCATAGCAGGGTTTCTTGAACACGCCGTGATGCCCCCATCGAGCTTCTTTGTACAGGTCTGATGCGTACATACATCCTGCCACCCTGTACTGGCCACGCCTGCCAATCATCAGCACAAACAAATCGACCGCCTGGTTTTCCTTCATAGAAAACAAGCGGCCATTTGTATGCTTCGTGCTTTTAACGTCGATACATAGATCGCCGTAGACTACGTCACCTTTATCTGTTCCGTTGGCTGCGGATCTTATACCTATTTCAAACACTTGATCTGGGTACACACCAAAGTATTTGCACAGAGCAAGCTCTGACATCACGCCTTCTATATCCGGATCAAGTACAGAAGCCTTTGGTAGGTCTGTCTTCTTTAGCTTGTTCTTTCGCGAGTTAGCATACCGCGCTCTTGCAAGCGCTGTAGCTATCTTCTTTTCGGAATCATCCAGTGTCAGTTGAAGCATCGGCTAACGTCTCTTTCAAGAGTGATGTAAAGCCGGATTCGGTGACATTGAGGCGATCCAAAACAGCGATTGCTCGCTTCTTCTCCGTCTGGATTTCCTGTAGCTGGCTGATTAAATAAAGCTGCCTACCATTCATTTCTGACAGGGGGTAATTGACGCCATCGACGACAATTGCCCCCTCTTCTACCTGCTTGCTTTGCATTGTTTGCTCCATAGTCAACTAGCAATATCCACCACTTCACAAACACCCGCTGTACAGGACAGTTCCTGTGATCCAGTCGTGTTATCTTCTGCTTCGTAGTTTTTCAGTAAACCCCAATCGATCTGGGGTGGCATCTGTGACAGCATCTGCTTGTATTCTTCAGCACTGCAGTCTTGATACGGCGCTTGCTGATAGGTGTGATCAGAGTGTGGCAGGAAGCTGATGCCTGAGCAGTAGTCAAAGTTCTTCCATACCCATGCCCCTACATCCATCCACTCCCCTTCACGGACAGAGATTGTCACGGAAGGTTTGTGTTCACACCAGTCACGTGCGTAGATCATCCACATCTCAAGCTGCTCGATTGCAGTCATAGCGTTGCGGTCTACGCAATTTGTAGGTGCAGACATAGGAAAGCTAAACACAGTAGTCTGATCTGGCTTCATGACATCCGGCTCATTCGGAATGCCTTGATCGACCATGAATTGCGTCAGTGGATCTTTGTTGTCCCCACGCACTGTGCGAATGTAATTGCTGCTGTGCCTTGCGTGAATGCCGCTAGCGCTATCGACCAACTGTGACACAGTACCTGACGGCTTCACACATGTGACAGCAGTGGACTGCGGTATTCCCAGTCTTTGCGCAAGCTGCTTATTAGTATGAACAGCGATACTGCGCAGGTCTTCCAGTATGTGGCCAATGTTCATGCCAAACTGCGCTGACCTGCCCGACAGTATTTCATTATCCATAATCCCTGTCAGAGACACACCCAGCAGCCGCTCTTCTTCAGTGTTGTTCGACCAGATTTTACGGACGTACTTGAAGTTGGTAAGCGTTGACTGCCATGTCCCAAGGATAGTGGCCAAACGAACCTTACGAGCAAGCGTCTGATGTGTATCAGTCTCGCGTACTACAATCTCTGTAAGGTTACATAGCTGATACGGACGCAGTATTATTTCAGAGCACGGGTTTGTTCCGAAGTCGTGGTCTACGTCACGGCGACCATTCTCGACAGCCTTGTTCTTTGCTGCTTGTCTGTTGAATATGCCCCGCTCACCTGACTTGCTTTCTACAAGCGAAAGCCACTCACGCATGAATGTTTCCATGTCCGGCTTGTATTTGTAGGTGGCAGAGTTGTTTGCCAAAGAACGCTGGCCTTCGTTCTCCCACCATGCACCTGACTTGGCATGGCGCATCTGGTCATCGTTAAGATTGGACAGGCTGATCAGTGCAGAGCGACGTACACCCCCTACTACAACCACCTCGCCTGTCTTGCAGGCAATGTCATGACATTCGATGGGATAAAGACGACGGCCTGCTGCCCGTTCAAACAACCTTGTTGTGAATTCGAACAGTTCGTTCAGGGGCTGAGGGCCACTAGAACGGCCACCAAAGGTCTTCAGACGCTCACCAGCAGCCCTTAGCGCAGACAAGTCCCATGTAGGCACTTTGCCGTCATACAGCAGCGTGATGA